GCGAATGAACTGGCTCCGCGAGACCGACGTGCCGGCCTTCACCCGGCTTTGCGTTTACCTTGCCGAGTGGGCCGAGCTCGAGGCGCGGATCCGAAAGAACGGATTCACCTACGAGACCAACTCTCGGCACGGAAAGATGCTCCGCATCCATCCCGACTTTCAGGCCCGGGACCGGATCGAGGGCCGCCTCGAGGCCCTCGAGGATCGCTTCGGCCTGACGCCGGCGATGCGGCAAAAGCTCATGGTCGCCCTGGCGCTGAACCCGGCCGCCCCGTCGGTGCCGGGCGAGCTCCCGCTCGAGGGCCCGGGCGATGCGGCACCGGCCGAGGCGCCGGCGAGCCCGGTCAACTTCCTGGGCGGCGGGAGTGTCCACTAGTCTCGGCCTGCCGGCCGGCGCCGACAAATATGGCGCCTGGTATGACGAGGCCACGGCGGCGCAGGCCTGCGCATTCTTTCCGCGCTTCCTGCGCCATACCGAAGCCGAGTGGGCCGGCGAGCCCTTCTACTTGGCCGACTGGCAGGCGCGCATCGTGCGACACGTCTTCGGCTGGAAGCGCGACGACGGGACGCGGCTGGTGCGGGTGGTCTACGTCGAGACCCCGCGCAAGAACGGCAAGACCGAATTCGGCGCCGGCCTGGCGCTGCTGATGCTCCTGGCCGATGGCGAGTATGGCGGCCAGGGCTACTCGATGGCGGTCGATCGCGACCAGGCAAAGATCACGTTCAACAAGATGGTGACCATGGTCGGCTTGAGCTCGGAGCTCCGCAAGCACCTCGAGCTCTACAAGACCTCGATCTATTGCCCGGCGTTGAACGGCAGCTTTAGGGCCCTGTCGTCGAGCCCGAAGTCGAAGCACGGATTTTCGCCGACCTTCGCACTCGGCGACGAGCTTCACGAGTGGGCTACCGGCGAGCTCGCCGACGTCGTGCACAAGGGCATGGCGGCCCGGCGCCAGCCGCTCGAGGTCTACCTCACCACCGCCGGCGTCTACGGCCAGGGCTTCGGCTGGGAAATGCACCAATATGCCGAGCGGGTCCGCGACGGCATCGTCGAGGATCCGACCTTTCTCGCCGTGATCTACGGCGCCGACGCCGAGGCCGATTGGACCGACCCGGCGGTCTGGGCCGAGGTGAACCCGGGGCTCGGCGTGAGCCCGAAGCTCGAATTCCTCGAGGCCGAGTGCGCCCGGGCGCAGGAATCGGCCCGGCTCGAGAATGAGTTTCGCCGCTACCACCTGAACCAATGGACCGAGCAAGTGGTGCGCTGGCTCGACCTGGCGGCCTGGGATGCCTGCGCCGCGCCGGTGGATCCCGAGGCGCTGATCGGCCGGCCTTGCTTCGCCGGCCTCGATCTCTCGGCGACGACCGACTTGACCGCGCTCGTTCTGGTCTTCCCAGACGACGACGGCGGTTATGACGTGCTGCCCTATTTCTTCTGCCCGAAAGAGAGCGTCGAGCGCCGGGCCCGCCGCGACCGGGTGCCCTATCCCGAATGGGTCCGCGACGGCCACCTTATCGCGACCGAGGGCGCGACGGTCGACTACCAGGCGGTCCTCAAGACGATCGAGATCCTGGCCGCCCGCTACGAGATCCGCCGCGTCGCCCTCGACGATTGGAATTCGACCATGCTCTACAACGCCATTTCCGAGCTCGGCCTCGAGGCGGCGCTGGTGCGGCTCGGCTGGAAATCCTACAACACGCCGACCAAAGAGCTCGAGCGCCTGGTGATCGACCACGAGCTCCGGCACGGCGGTCACCCGGTCATGCGCTGGAACGCGGCCAACGTCTCGGTCGCCACGGATCCGGCCGGCAACTTGAAGCCGGCCAAGGACAAGTCGAGCGATCGGATCGACGGCATCATCGGCCTGATCCTGGGCCTCGGCCAGGCGCTCACGAGCGATCCCGATCGGCCGAGCTTGAACGACGTCGTGCTTGCCCGCGGCGGCCTGGCGTGAAGCTCGATATTCGCGACGGCCTGGCGGCCCTCGGCTTGTGGCTGGTCGGCCTCGGGAGCGCGATGGTCTATCCGCCGGCCGGCCTGATCGTGCCCGGCCTAATGATGTTTGCGCTGGCGTGCTGGCTGTGGGAAAGGCGCGACTAGATGGGACTGATCTCGAGCCTGCGCCGCCGCGAGCACCGGAGCGACAAGGTCAACCCGCTGCACCCGCGCGACCCGGTCCTGGCGTCTTGGTTTGGCGGCACCGGCACGGCCGCCGGGGCCAATGTCAACGCCGACACGGCCTTGCGGCTGTCCACGGTCTGGGCCTGCGTCAACATTTTGGCGCACACGATGGCAGCGCTGCCCTTGTTCATCTACCGCCGCACACCTTCGGGCCGCGAGCGGGATCTCGATCACCCGCTCTATGACGTCCTGCATGCCGCGCCGAACCAGGTGCAGACCTCTTTCGAGTGGCGCGAGACCTCGATGGCGCACGCGGTCTTGCGCGGCTCGGCCTATTCAGTGATCGCCGATCGCAACGACGGCGGTGTCGCCGCGCTTGAGCCCTTGAACCCGGACCGGGTGACGCCGTTCCGCGCCGCCAACAACACGATCGCATTCGAGTACCGGCCCGAGGTGGGCCCGCGGCAGATCCTCCTCGATGCTGAGGTGCTGCGCCTGCCGGGCCTGAGCGTCGATCCCTTCCGGCCCTTGTCGCCGATCTCATTGCACCGGGAGACCTTCGGGCTCTCGATGGCGAGCCAGGAGTATCTCGCCCGCTTCTATCGCAACTCCTCGGTGCCCAAGGGGGCGATCAAGACGCCGGAACTCCTGGGCGACGAGGCCGCGACGGCCTTGCGGGAATCCTGGGAGCGCCGGCACCAGGGCGCGGAGAACGCGCACCGCCTGGCGATCTTCGATGGCGGCATGGAATTCGAGCCGATCGGGATGTCGAATGACGACGCGCAATATCTCGAGCTCCAGCAATTCGGGGTCGAGGAGATCGCGCGGATCTTCGGCGTGCCGCTGGTGCTCCTGCAGTCGATCCAAAAGACGACCTCCTGGGGCTCCGGCGTCGAGCAGATCATGATCGCCTTCGTCCGCTTCTCCCTCGGGCAATGGGCCCGGCGATGGGAACACCGGCTCAATCGCTCGCTGCTCACGGCCGAGGGCCGGCGCCGTCACGTGATCGGCTTTGAGTTCAAAGAGCTCTTGCGCGGCGACAGCAAGGCCCGGGCCGAGTTCTATCGGGTGATGTTTGGAATCGGTGCCATGTCGCCAAACGATATCCGGCGCTCCGACGACATGCCGGAGCGTGAGGGCGGCGATGAGTATTTCGTCCCGCTCAACATGGCGCCGGGCCAGGTCGCGGCCGAGATCCTGCAGCGCGCCACCTTGCACTTGCACAACTCAGACGCCCCGTCCGCGGGCGCTCGTGACGAGGAGACCGGAATCGATGAAGGATCTTGAGCGACGCAATTTCGAGGTGGCGATCGAGGTCCGCGCCGACGAGGGTGAGGATCCTGTGATCGTCGGTCATGCCGCGGTCTTCAACCAACTGTCGGTCGACCTGGGCGGCTTCCGCGAGAAGATCGCGCCCGGCGCCTTCTCGAAAGCGATCGGCGGCGACGTCCGCGCACTGTTCAATCACGACCCGAACCTGATCCTCGGCCGCTCGGTGGCGAAGACCCTGCGCCTGGCCGAGGACTCTACCGGTCTCGCGGTCGAGATCGACCCGCCGGCGACGGCGACGGCGCGCCATGTCGTCGAGGCGATGCGCCGTGGCGACGTCTCGCAAATGTCCTTCGGCTTCCGCACCATCAAGGACGAATGGACGCGCGGCGAGCCGGGCGAGCCGTCGATCCGCACGCTCCTCGAGGTCGAGCTTTTTGACGTCTCGCCGGTGACCTTTCCCGCCTACCCGCAAACGGACGTCGCGGTGCGCTCGCTCGAGACCTGGCGCGCCAGTGACGCCGACGCCGGCGAGGGGCACGAGCGCTTTCGGCGCCTCTTGGAGGCGCGCACGAGACAGGCCGAGACGGCCTGCTAGAGATCCCCGCCTAGCGGAGGGGATGCCCGGCCGGCCTCGAGCCGGCCTTTTCTTTGCAACGAGAGGATCATGCAATGAGTGATCGTTTGAAGACCCTCCGCGAAAAGCGGGGGCGCATCGGGGCCGACATGCGCGCCATCATCGACGCCGTCGAGGCCGAGGGCCGAGACCTCACCGACGAGGAGCTCGCCAAGCACGGCGAGCTATTCGACGCGCAAGAGGTTCTGCGCGGCCAGATCCAGGCCGAGGAGCGCCAGGTCGAGATCGACCGCGAGATGGCTGAGCGCGCCGCGGCCGAGGACAAGGCCAAGGCGACCGACGGGGGCGAAGGCGGGGGTGGCGAGAGCCGCGAGGTGCCCGCTCTCGGGGCCTTCCGGCGCTGGCTTATGAGCGGGCAGATCATGGGCGACGGCGCCGAGGAGTTCCGCGCTCTGCAGGCCGACGTCGACACCTCGGGCGGCTTTCTGGTCGCGCCGGAGCAGTTCGTC